CGACCACAACGGTCTTCTTTGTCTCTCATAGCAAGAGCAAGAGCATTATACTTCGTCACCTTGCCGTTAAAGTAATCAACGGTCTCATACTCATAAAGAGCACAAGTGCTAAACATCTCATCACGATTTGGTTGGAAGTGCTTACAATTCTTACAAGCAGGAATGGTGGAAGTCATTTGGGATGTTTGTGTATGAGAGTATTATAGGGCATCCACAGGGTCTGTGGAGGGGTCTTGTGCCAGTTCTTCAATTGCTCGGGCAAACTTCAAAAAATCACGTTCTTCCCCAACCCATTCAATATAAGCACTATCGTGAATAGGGCAAAGATGGAAGTGTTTCTCCATAAGTTCAAAGATTTGTTCGTTAGTCATTGTAGAACATCAATAAGTTTGTTATACATCCAAGAGATTATGAGTGCTTGTGCCCAAGTAAGAGAAAAGAAAGACACAAGTGCCCAACCCAATACTCCTACAATAATATAAAATCCAATTGTTTCACCGATTTCTTGGTTAGTCATAAGGTTTCTGTGTGTATGAGAGTATTATAAGGCATTCACAGGGTCTGTGGTGAGGTCTTGTGCCAGTTTAGAAAGTGTCCTGATAATACATCTCCTCCTCATAACGGACATAATCACTTTGAAGATAGTTAAAGAACTCTCCGTCTTCATTTCTCATAGTATAGCACCATTCTTCAAAGATTTGCCCAATCCACCACCAACCAACTTGGATTTTCTCAAAGAAGTTCATAGAACGATTGTAGAGTTTAGTCATAATACCTCACATAAGGGAAACACTCTTACACTTGAAATAAATCCTGGTTTTGTATATTTGTCCTTATAATCTGCTGCGAATACCTTTGCTTCTTCTCTTGTATCAAATGTTCCAAAGTATCGGTGAATTGCTTCAATACCTTCGTATTTTGTGTAGAGTGCTACAAAGAACTTATGAGAATGTTCTGGATAAGTGTCGTTTTCATCAATCCAGTTGTAGTATGCGTCCTTATTCATTTCAGTTCCTCTTCAATCCTTTCAATCTCAAAGATTTCATTTAGAAACTCTAGACCATACTTACCAACAACCCAAGCATCCTTGTCCTCAAAGAACCTATTCCCGATGGTTTCCATATCATAACCTTCTGTGGTTTTATTGAAGAAGGCAACGACATAACAACTATCACCAGAGTCGTGAGTATACCACTTGACGAGTTCATACTTGTTGTTGACTTTGCTCCAACGGAACTCTATGTTACGAAATCTCATTTGCCCTCCAGTTCATCAAGTTTCTCATTCACAAAACCAGTCATATCAATAGTGCGTGGATCTACACCTTCATCAAGGCAATCAAGCATAAACTCCATAAATGCTCCAAGAATCAAACACGCTTTACGATTATCATCCAGTGGTTGAGCAATATAATGAACGATGTGATCGTAGAGTTGATCGTAGGTCATTTTTGTGCCTCAATAATAGATTTGATGATTTTAAGATCTTCTATTCGTTGTTTTGCTTCATCATACTGTTCACAATACCAATCAATGTCATTGTTCTCATAATTGGTTTCTTCCCTAATGTCCCATTCAAGGCATTGTAGGTGCCCTTCTTGGTCTTGTATGAAGTAGTTGAGAGTATCAAGGAGTGGCATTTTCAGGAACAGGAGGAGGAGGTGTTACTGGCGGTAGTATAACAGGTTGTGGTGGTGTTTGAACAGTGGGTGTTGGAAGATTAACTGGTGGTGGAGCAACTTGTGGTTGTTGTGCTTGATCCAGTTTCTTTTCCAGTTCCATTACCTTTTGATCCAGTGGACTCAAAGGAACTTCCTTTTGTGAATCTGCCAGTTTCCAACCTGCAATAGATGCACCAAAAATTGATGAAAGTGCCGCAAATATAGAAACAGTTTTTGAAAAACTCATTCAATAACCTCCCAATGTGCGTCAGATTTGTCACCAAAACGGTTAGTGCCAGTACGAGTGCTAACCCAAAAAAAGTATTTACGATTTTCAGAAGCAAGGAATAATTCACCACCAGTGTCCTGCTCTACAATACAAACAGGATTGTTATCCATAGTATTAGCAAGACGATTCTTTGCCTTGCTAGATTTGGGTTTGACTATTACTTTTCTCATTTTGAATCTCCTGTTTCAGTTTGCGAATACCAGTAATGAAGTAAGCAAAGTCACGAGTTTCAGTGATAGGTTTGGTTTCACCACATACACCACATTTTGCTTCATAAACAGAGGAGCATCCTACAGAATATACTCCATACTTCTTCCCACAATCAAAACAAGTGTTGCAGGCAGTCTCAAGTTTCTTCAGGAGTGCTTTCTTTTCTTTGAGGTTCATAACGCAGTTCAACAAGAGGTTTTTTGTCTGTAAGGTAATCATACAGCATCTGGGCAAACCCGTAGTGGGGTCGTATGCCAGTTTCAATACTGGTCGAAGTGGCAACCGTCCACATAATATCAAGGTCTTTCTTATCAGGTAAAGTCTTCATCATTTAACTCCACATCTTTTACAAGGTCTTTAAGGTCATTAAAAAAATCTTCAGTCAACGGTATCAGTTTCTCTTCACCTCTATCAATTCTATCACACATTTCCATCAGATATTCCAGAAACTCTTTTGGATATGTTTCATCCATATTGATGCTACACCAGAACCATTCGTAACACTCTTGAAATGGATCATCAGTTTTCAGTAGAGCATAATCCTTATAATTTCCACCGATAAGGTCTTTCCACATTTTGAAATTGTTTCCAATCTCATGCCAACCAGTTTGCAGGCAGTGACCAAAATAATACTCAAACCAGTTCAGTTTTGTCTTCATCTATCTCTTCCAATCGTTCCCAGTTCCAAGTATACTCAATAAAACCAATATCAAATCCAAACTTATATGCCCAGAAAATAATACTCAAAAGACTACCAGTTCCAGATTTGATTTGAATATATGGATAACCAGGATAATCATTCCAAGAAATCGATGCCTGAAGAAGTGCCCAACGGTCTGTAAATAGAAATTGAACATACCACTCGTGTCCAAAGTCTTCACGATAAGACCATTTAGCAACTTGAAAAAATTTAATTGGTTTCATTATTGTCCTCAAAATCAAACCATTCATATATAGAATTCATTGCACCCTCAACCACACAGTCAACCACAGCATCCTCATGTGGTTTCTCTACATGTTTATGAGCACGGTTATATCCATATCTTACGCCTTCTTCCAACGCCATTTCAAGAACTTTACGAAAGTTGGGTTTCATATCAATAAGGAAGTGACTTCAAACCATTCAAAACTTCTTGAAATCGTTCAGCACGACTCTTGTGGTGCTGTACATTCTCTTCAAGCACACTTACAATATCGTCCAGAACAACATCTACAGACGCATCAGTATCAAAGTATTTTTGGACTGCTTCGGCAAGGTAGCGCCGCCGACTCCATTCCATACTATAGGGTTTATAGTCCATAATCATAGTGTATATGTTGGTATTATAGGGTATCTAAAGCGTTTCGTCAACCCCGATTTTTTCTATCATACTGATGCCATTTGCACCATCCATCAGGTGAAATCTTGCCCTTTACAGCAGTACAAGCATTAGGTGGTCTCCACATATTGCAGTTAGAGCATTTCTCATTACCCTTTGGTTCATCAATGTAACCTGCTGTTGCTTTGGATGACTTTTCTTCTTCAGAAAGAAATTCATTGAATGACTTCATTAGTCTCTTTGCCTCCAATCGGTTTCGTCATCATCTCTCTTGAACCAATCGTGCAAATCTTCAGGAGAATCAAATCCACGAAGACCAAATCTTTCGTGTCCCAATCCACCCAAATCTAACTGATTCATGAAGTCATCCAAATCACCCTCAACCATATTAGGATTTTCTGCTTTTCTTCTTGCCTGACGAAGCATTGTTCCAGCAGAGCGATTTGCTTTTGCAAGTTTCTCTGCCCAAATCATATCTTCTAAACTTACTTCTTCATGAAGTACAATCTTCTCACAAATTGCTTCAAGACGCAGGCGATATTGTGTAGAAAGCATAGGTGTTACTGGATATAGGGTTATTTATTTTTATATTCGTTCATTAACTCCTTTGCGAGTTTCATAGAACGCCGCCACATTAGATACTTCACAATCGGATTCTTAGGATTATAAAGTATCCACCACTTCATTTTTTCATACTCAACTCTAAGCAATTGAGTAAGCATATAGAATGCTTTTGCTATTGATTGATCGGTAATAATCAGATAAGCAATGCAAAAAAATATAATGAAGTAGATATATGACGTACTCATTTTCTTAGAGTTTTCAAATATTCTAACACATTATCACGAACATACATCAACTCATTGTAACATTTCTGGTCGTGTGCTGCTTGCCTTAGTTCGGAATCTGGTTTATGAACCGATTCAATAAACAAGTCTAAACCACGATTCCATTGATCATTTGTCATCTTTTTTAATAGTTACAGGACAAAAGGGAATCGCCTTACGAACTTCTTGAATGATTTCCGATTTCTGAATCGGAGTTAGTCCAGTAACTTTTGTAAGACGATGAATGATACTCAAGGCATCAGCACAAGATATGGTTGTTGTAAGTAACAGAGATACCATTACCTTCTCCCATATTTGTAATATTTATTGGGTAAATCCCTTACTCTTAACCTTTTTTTTATCTTTGACGATTATAACATCTAAAAAATCTGGAATCTGTGAGTTTTGATACCAATACACCTGAACGTCCTCCCAATTGTCGAAAAATACCTTTTTGTTATTTTTCAGCACAACTTCGTAGTTGTGCCTATCATAAGGGACATCAGATGTGCAAGTAAATGTTTGAGTCATAGAAATTGTTTGAGAGATGCAACCGATGCACCTTTTGCGGACTTTTGGATGTAGGTTTTTGCGGACTTAAAGTTGTTAGCAGTATGAACCTGCTGACCGTTATGGAGAATTACAAACTTCTTTCCCCAGGGAACTGCTGCCCATTCTCCATTCTTAGTCACATATCCGTTAGGGTCTCCTGGTTTTGGATTTAGAATCCCTTCATTTTGAGTATTCATTATTATACAATCGTAGAGGACATCACACGGGCATTTGGGTATTGTGCAAGAGCAACTTGAATTGCCTCTTGACGATTGCGAGCATAGCATTCAACATAGAATGTTTGACCACTAACCATACAGGTGACACGATGTTTCATAACTAAAATACCTCAGCGTTTGATGGTGGAGATTGCAGGTTCACCTTGAACAAAGATTGTCTCAGCGACGCTCTGCAGGCGTTTGGCAGTTGCGATGCCAACATTACTATACACGGGAACATGGATGAAACCATAGGACTTCACATAGTCTTCCGTTTTACCAGGAGTCAGAGTCCCCTCTGAGAGGCGCTTAGAATCGTCTGGATGAAGGCGAATCACTCTACCGATGGTCTGTGCCATAGCAATGTAATCCATGTTCCTCATGAGGACACAGGAGGTCAATCCTGGGCAGTTGATACCTTCAGACAGAATACTGTAGTGAAGAATGATGAACTTCTTTGCAGGATCCTTACCCCATGCAGTCAGAGTGTCAAAGAATACTTCACGGGAAACCTTTTGATTGTTGATGAATGCACCATACTTGGCAGTCACCCACAGTACATCATAACCATGAGACTGAACTTCAGTCATAAAGTCAGTCTCCGCAAGCATCCGAATCAACACTTTGGTATTGGGCGCTGCTACCAGAACCTTCTGCATGTTGTCTTCATTGAGAATTGTATCCAGAAGAGTCATGCAATCACGCTCTGCTGCATCATCTTTATCACGAATCGCATTGATCTGACTGACACAAACCTGAGGAGGAACAATGAATCCACCATGAACCAATTCAGGAGCAGGAACATTGCAGATCACTTGACCATACACAGATCCATCATTCATACCAGGTTTAGAAATCGTAGCAGAATGCTTTGGAGTTGCCGTAAAGAAATAGCAGCGTTTTGCAGTTGCAGAAAAATGCTTTGTAGCAGGGAAAAAGTGACTCTTAACGCTATTGTGTGCTTCATCAAAGTAGATGGTATCAATATGAATATCTGCCTGTTGTAGACGCTGCAGAGAGTTATAGGTGGTGAAGATCAGTTTATGACCTTTGTTATGATAGTTCCAAGCAAAGATCCTGTTAGGACTTGTAGTGCTGTAATGAGATGTCTCACCACTATGCACATGAAGAACATTGACATTGATGATATGTTCAAGAAACTCAGCAGACAACTGCTCAGCAAGCATGATACGAGGAGCAACCACTACAATCGTCTGTGGAATGTCTTTCTCAAACTCACGCAGACAATCAAAGATCATTGTGGGAGTCTTACCAGCACCAGTCGGCATGATCAGTTGACCAATACGATACTTGAGCATCGCATCAAGACCGCGTTGCTGGTGAGGTCGGAGTTGAATCACTGGGTTCATTGCGTATGAGACTATTATAGCAGAAGACCGCCCCTGATGCGATTCAGTGGACGGTCTCTTAAGTGTCCTTTAAGGCCTTAGATTCTCATCTTCAACCGGGACAAAGGTAGTCTACAGGGTTTTTAGTAGAGTGTCAAGCTTGTAGATCCAACACCAACGACATTGAAAGTTAATACACTTCCAGATACTGTAATCTGTACTGGATTTGTACTAATACCACTAACAAATCCATCAGGTGCAGTTACCGTAGATGTTGCTACAATATTGCCAAAAACATCAAGACTTTGTGCTATTAATTGAGTAGTTGAAGTAACACCAAGAGTTGAATTTCCAGAAACATTTAAAGTGCTTACAGTTGCAATACCACCAACTACACTTGTTGCTGTTGTTGCGGTTCCTGTTAAGTTTCCAGTAAAAGTCGCTGCTGTTATGATACCACTACTATTAATATTATTAATCGTAGCGTTTGTAGCAATAAGATTGGATCCTTGAATAGTTCCAGATGCTCTTACTCCAGTTCCAGTGACGGCAACACCATCACCAAATAAAGGATCTCCACCAACAAATAATTCATACGAGTTACCAGTAAGAGTATCTGTAGCAATTCCAAGTCTTGAAACCGTTGTAATTCCAAGATTTCCTGTAAGAGAACCACTAAATGATACATTTCCTCCTACAGTTAAATCGTTTGATACTGTTGCATCATTTGAGACAGTTAAATTACTTGTAACCGTTAAGTTACTATCAATTGTTGTAATTCCTGTAATATATGAAGTTCCTACAACGTATAAATCACTTGTTGGGTTAGTAATACCAATTCCAAGTCTTCCATCATATGTCAGTGACATAATTGGATTTGATGGATCTTGACCATAAATCCAATGGAATGCACCAGTTCCTAGTCCAGCAGTTCCATAGTCAAGATAATGATTGACATTTCCAGTACTTGAGTTTATAATATCTAAAGATATTGGAGTACTATACAAATAGAATGTATTTGTATTTCCAGTTCTTACTTCTGCACTTCTACCAACACCAATCGTAGCAACATTATTGCTACTGATTACACGAATTGAAGAAATTCCAGTTTTGTTGACTTCAATGTCTGCTTCTGGTTCTGTTGTGGTTCCTACTCCAACTTTTGCAGGAAAACCAATGACATAGAGTGCTTCAGTTACTGTTGCAATTCCAGTTGAATTGAATGTACTATTTACAGAAGTAACTGAAATTGTACCTCCAGATGATAAAGTTGTTGCTGTTGTTGCAGTTCCTGTTAAGTTTCCAACAAAAGATGTTGCTGTTACGATACCAGAAACGATGATATTTGAAGGAAGTCTAGATGTACTTAATGTACCTGATGTAATGTTATCTGCATTAATTGCAGTAATACTTGCACCAGATCCTACAAAAGATGATGCTGTAATTACACCTGCTAATCTAATGCTTGATGGGAAAAATGAAGTACTTAGAGTTCCAGATGTTACATTAGAAGCATTTAAATTTGTTAAATTAACACCATTTCCAGAAAAAGATGTTGCAGTAATTATTCCATTACTATAAACATCACCTGTAGAGT